CTGCGCACGATGTCGTGCCTGGCGCTCTCATAGAAAACAACGTCCCCTGCTGCCGTTTTCCACGCCGATAACGGGTGGAAACAGGGCACGTTACAGTCGCCATCCGCCGCGCATAGGGTTACCACGCATATTAGCGGACTTAGTCCGCATAGAACCCCTACGAAACTTCTTAGCGGCTTTATATTTATTGATTGGTCTGCGACGCATCATATTTATCCCCTTTTGGTGTCACCTAGCACAGTTACATCAAGTAGATCACTGTGCAGGCTCGCCCGAAACGGGCTCGCTAGGTGACGTAACGACCGCTTTAACGGTCTCTTCACGGAGAAGGCCCAATGCCTTCATCTCGTCCTTATTAGCCTCATCTGAGGCAAATTCAACAAAAAGAGCGGGATCATTATCAAATCGACTCCTTATCTTGGCCGGAAGCGCAAGGAAGGAGTCTTGAGCTGCCATCACCGCATTAAGGGCAGACTGATAATCAGTAATCCCGCTAAAATCACCATACTGAGGCTGAACGCTGCCAGCAAATAACTGGCCAGTAACATTAAACTGGCGCAAAATATTATTGATATCGCACTCATCTTTAAAAGACTGCTTAGTGCGACTAACGCCAGTAAATACAAAACGGGAATCAGCACTATTCTGATCCCGATCATAGGTAATTGGATTCTTAACACGACTCATCGCCTCAATCCTTTAATAGCATTAATAACACTATCAATAAGCGGTTTGGCCTGACCAAACTCGCGCCCTAAGTTATTCAAACTTTCTATAGCCGTAACTTCACTCTTTAAAATAGTCGTCTCTTCCTTCAACTTCTTCACCATAGCTTTAAAATGAGCCTGAATATCTGACTGGCTCATATTCTGAGCCTTCATCAAACTAGCTTGTTCACCAAGCATAATCACCATCGCTTTAAGACGATCTTCCTCGGAATCTAAATTCCGAATTTCCTTCTTAAGCTTCTCGACACCCTGTTGCACAAACTCAGACTCGTAACCAACCTTAATAGCCTGTTCGGCCTGCAATGCCGAACTAGCGCCAGCTGTCTGTTGTTGTGCATAACTCTGAACTGCAGGAGTAAAAATATCTGATATCTGAGGCATCTGGGCGGAATACATTGCACCGCCTGGCGTCGTAGCGCCACCTTTCATAGCTGCCAACATAGGGTTAATACCTGCGGCCTTTAAATCACTTACTGACCTCTGATAAGCCGTATTTGACATACGCTCCTGGAATTCCATCTGCTTACTAGCAGCCTCTGCTGTAGCAGCATTGGCCGCAGCTGCGGCAGCCTCTCTAGACTTATTAGCCTGGCTACCACCAAACAATGAAGCTGCTGAACTAATAAATGGCGCAATAGCCGACGCCGCCTTAAACGGCGCCGCTATTACTTTAACCGTATCTAATATACCCATTAGAAATGGTCAATCAATCCAGGCACTGAGTACAACGGCATTGGCCGTGCCTGACGAACATTAAAAAATGCATCAAACAAAAACTGTTTTCCATTAGCATCATCGCCAATAGCTACAATCCGCTCCACTGGAGGCGTATCTTCGATAAACTCATCGTTCAACTGTGGCAGAGTCCCAAAATCTTGGGCCAAATGCCAAGCATCTAATGTACCCGCTGCCGTTGACCGAAAATAACCAGTAATCTGGCTGGGCTTATACCGATACTCAGCCCAGCGCTCCTGATAACCAAATACATCATCATCAGTAGCTGTCCCAGTGCAATAAATTTCTTTATTAAGCACTGCCTGCTCACCAAGTGTTGCAAACGCAGGAAAATAAAAATCATAACGTGTAGACCTTGACCACATACGTGGAAGGCCCTGCTGATACGTCAAATCAGCACGAACCGACACTAAACCTATAAGCACCCCATGCTCAGTAGCATTGTACGTAAATCCGTGATTGTACGCGAGAGCCGTGCCAAAAGCGGCCAAATTACCCTGCGGACTAGTATCTTCAGCAAGCCCTGTGGCGCTAGTTTGGGCAACGGGATTGATAGATACGGGAGTGCTACCACCACCAAGATATTCAGGGCGCTGCAAACGAGCATCAGGACTGACAACTCCAAAATGCGAACGGATAATTTCAGTGTACCGAGTACCACCACGGGCGTCCCTTTCCAATAATTTCTGAATCTGAAACGACTGTCTCAGCTGATTAACAGTAGCGGCTGTCGCAGCCGACAAATCAGCATAAATACCTGATTCACCACTCGTAACTATTCCAAGATCCTTAGTCACAGCATACGTACCACCATTATGATAACCGCCTAACGCCTGGTTATACGTCTGAGAACTCACAGTTACATCAGAACCAGTACCACCAAACGTACCATAATTTGTAGTGCCGTCTGTCATACCAAGCGTCTTACCATTACCATAAACAGGCGCTGTGCTCCCTAACGGCAACAAAACAGGATCGCCCTTCTGAGGCCAGGGCAAAGCACTAGTGAAATAATCATGACGCTTACCGCGTCGACGTAAAAAATAATCTGCAGCGCTATCCGGACCATCGTCAATATCGACCACAGCAGAATCTTGTAAATTCTGATCTCTAAACCATTCATTCCAAATTAAGTTATACGCACGGGTCCAAAATGCACAATGCGTAACTGTATTAGAACCTGTAATCTGGCCTGCCGTAGGCAGTCCCATATAATCCTGCAATGAATTCACTGCATAACCACCAGCCGGCGATGTCATCTCCGGAACTGTGTAATCTATCGAACTATCAGGGTCTGGGTATCTCTCACCCATAAACTTCTGCCAATTCTCCCAAACTAAACGGTTTGGAACAAAAAAGAAAAACGAATCGAGATGCATGTTATCCATAATTGGAAACAATGGCGTTGCCAATCGAGCAAACGCCGTCATCTGTAAATTAATCGTATCTCCAGGAAGAACTTCATCCACGTAAACAGGAATCAAATATCCCGCATCAAACGTCGTCTTATACGACTTCTGTGAATCAAACTTAGACCGGGGAATGTCAGCTCGCGGAATCATAGCGAACTGATGAACATTTACAGACTTATTACGATGCATCATCGTTTAGCTCCTTATTGCGGGGCGATCTTTGCAGATCACCCCCCTTATATTTAAGAACGGCTCTTAACCTGCTTACCTAAGGCTAACAGCTTCGGAGCCTCATGTAAAGCAAATTTACCATCAAAATCATCAAAAACACCCAATTCATATAAATCAAAATCGTCTGGATGCGCATACATCTGGTTGTCAGGCGCATTACGATTGACTTCATCTTGAAAACTACGAATAGCAACTCCAGTAGCAGGTAGAAAAAACGGGCGACCATAACACTCTGCCGCCCTATCTCTGATAGTACATACTAACATCTTCATATAATTCCCTCACGTCAAACTACGTTTAAGCAAGGAAAGCCTGGCTTTCGCCACTTTTTCCTTTGCTGCCAATCTCTCAACAGTATTGTCTTCATACTTGTCTCGAGCTCTCTTTTCTCGCTCAAACTCTATCCATTCAAAACTGATAGGGTCTTCGGCCTTATACTTTTTATCATAGAAGCGAGGTGGCCGAACCTTTCTGCCGTTAACCACAACAAAATCATGTGGATAAACGTCATCCTTAAATTCCTTATACCAATCATAACCTATACCAGGCTTCAAACTCATCTTATTAAACTCAGGTCTACGCTGCGAAACCTCCCCAGTGTCCGGGTCAACCCACTCATAATGCTCGGCTTGTTGCTTACCGTTAATCTTCTTCATTATGTAACGGGCAACGTACGCAGCCGATTGAAAGTTGACCTCTCCGAGGGAGGAATAACCAAAAGG